TCTAAGGTATAGGGATTTACCTGGTAAGAAAATAGGAGTAGTTCAAGGAAAAACGTATAAGCAAATTAAAACATGTTATCAATATATGGATAAGGTTGCAGATGTAGATATGATTGCAATTTCATTTGATTATTCGTATTATACAAAGTCTTTTCCGCATCCTAATAAATATGTTAGCTGGTGCTTTGGAAGAGCAAAGCTACTGGGAGACTTGGTTAGAGACGGTGTAATTAATGTAAATAAAAAGCATCATTTACTTGGATGTTCACTACCTCAAGAATTTTCATTATATTCTCAATATGATTGGATATATTCCCTAGATACTTCTAATCCAGTTGTTAATGGAATAAAAGGAATTGAGTATAGAGAAGATGGATTATGGTCAAAAGAATCTCAGAAACTATTTGAATTAATAAATCATCAGGTAGAAGATATTAATCCAATACTATATAATATTAACAAGTTCAAATGGTTTACAAATGGAAGCAAAATATAAAGTAGGAGAAAAAGTTCGGTTTAATCATTTAGGAGAAGGTATCCGAGAAGGAGCTGTCTTTGGAACATATAATTTAAAAGGAGAACTAAGATATAGTATTAGAGATCATTCAGGTCTATATGCTGCTCATGAAGGAGTCTTTTATACTATGAATGAAGATGAAATAATAGAAAGAATAGATGAAGATTAGACCTTGGATAGCATTTTTTAGTCAAACAGGATCAGAGATCGTAGAAATATCAAAGCTACTAGGAAGGTGGCCCGATATAATAGTCACAAACGAAAGACCAGAACATCTTAGAAAGATTCATCCGGCTTTAGAGAGTAAGCATTTGATCTTTGTAGATAATAAACCTTCAGCAGAAGAATTGTTTCCTCTACTAGCTCAATACGATAATGCTTTAGTAACTCTTCATGGATGGTTACGAATTATGCCTGCAGATATCTGTAATAGGTTTGAAATCTATAACGGACATCCTGGACTTATAACTGAATTTCCTGAACTAAAAGGAAAAGATCCTCAGCAAAAAGCTTTTGACTTAGGATTAGAATATTCCGGATGTGTTATTCATAAAGTAACAGAAGGAGTTGATAAAGGAGAAATACTTCGTAGTAGAAAAGTTTATATAAAGAATTTGGAAATTAGCGAATTATTTCATATCTTACATCAAATATCAATAGATCTTTGGGTAGAATTTTTAAAAAGTAAGTTATGAAAAGAGTAGCATTAGTAGGAGCATCATCAGTAGGAAAGACTACTGTATATGAATTATTAAAAAAAGAATTACCTGAGTTTGATTTTAAAAATGAATCAACAAGAACGGTAGGTAGTTATGGATTTCCTATCAATGAAGCAGGTACTTCTGAAACACAACTTACTATTTCTTCTTTTCACTTAGAAGCATTACTTACTCCTAAAGATATAATTCTAGATAGATGTTATTTAGATTTAGTAGTGTATTCACATCTTATGCCGAATATATCAGCTAATGTATTTAATTACATATACGATACGTATACTAGAGTTAGAGAAAAATATACTCACTATATTTATTTCCCTATTGAATTTGCTACTGTAGATGATGGAGTAAGAAGCGTAAATGAAGAGTGGAGAGAGAAAGTTGATGAGTTATTTAAAACAGCATTAAATAACCAAAAAAAGTTAATAGGAATAGACTATCTTACAGTATCAGGAAGTCCAAAACAACGCATAAAACAAATACTAAACTATATAAAATAAAATGGCAGAATTAAATCAAGAAGCAGTAGTTAATATTGCAAATCGACATCTCGGTAAAGTAGGAGGAGAAGGGTATAAAGATACTTATGATCCAAGTTTATTAGTTGAAATTCCTAGATATTTAAACAGAGAAGCATATGGAATAGATGATAATAACCTACCTTTCGTAGGAGGAGATGCTTGGAATGCATATGAAGTATCTGCAATCACTACAAAAGGACTTCCAGTAGTAGGAATGTTAAAAATCTGGTATCCAGCAGATTCAAAACTTCACGTAGAATCTAAATCAATTAAATTGTATTTGAATTCATTTAATATGACTCCAATGGGAGATACAGATCATGAATGTATTGCAATTTTAAAAGATAGAGTTAAAAAAGATTTATCTGAGTTACTACAAACACAAGTAGAAGTTCAAATGTTTACTTCTGACTTTACTCCAACTTATTCTTTTAAAGGGTATGCTGATTTAGGAGCATTAGTTGATCTAAACAAAATTGAATTTACCTCTTATCATTCAGATGCATCTCAATTAGAAATAGAAGAAACAGATAAGGATGTACAGTTCGATATCAAGTTTCAATCAAATCTTTTAAGATCAAACTGTAGAGTTACAAATCAACCAGACTGGGGAGATGTATTTGTGCATATTAAGCCTGCACCAGGAAAAATTCCTAATTTAGAATCAGTTGCAAGATATATTGTAAGTCATAGGCAAGTAAGTCATTTTCATGAGGAAATTTGCGAAATGATATATATGCACTTAAAAGAAGCTTACAATCCAGAAGAATTAATGGTAGCTTGTCTTTATACAAGAAGAGGAGGATTAGATATTAATCCAATCAGAGCTACACATAGTAAGTTAATCCCAGGATTTTTTACAGATATAAACTGTAGAATGGCTAAAACATTGAGACAATAACACCTAATTAAAATAAAAAATAGAAAAAGAGTTGCTTAACTGTAACTCTTTTCTTATCTTTATATGATATAAAATAAGTTATGCAAATAGAGAAAAAATATTATCATGTTGATTCTATTGAAACAGTTAACCTACTCATTGAACATATTAATCAATCAGAAGTTATCTCATACGATACCGAGACAACTGGATTAAATGTAAGAAAAGATAAAATTGTTGGATGGTCTATTTCTGGAGACATAGGTATAGGATTTTACTTACCTACTCTTGTTTGGAATACACAAACAGAACAATTAGAGGAATGTTTAATCGGAGGTAAAGGAGCTGAAGCAATAAGTAAAAAACTTATTAGTATGTTAAAAGGTAAGAAGCTTGTTATGCATAATGCTTCTTTTGATACGAGAATTACTAAAAACTATTACGGAATAGATTTATTAGAAGATCTTTGGGTAGATACAGCTTTACTTGTTCATACAGTACAGGAAGAAGGTGCTGGTATGGGAGTATTTGGACTTAAACCTTTAGCAATTTCAATTCAAGAACATATTGGACTGGATGTAGAAAAAGCAGCCAATCAAGAACAAATTGAATTAAAAGAATCAATTAAGAGGAATGGTGGACAAACTACTAAAGATTCTTTTGAAATTTATAAAGCAGACTTACAAATTTTATCTAAGTATGCTGCTGCTGATACGGATTTAACTTTAAGAATTTGTTATTACTTTTTAGAAATACTAAAGCAAGAAAACTTAGAAAAATTCTTTTTTGAAGAAGAAGTAATGCCTCTTTATAAAGAAGTAACCATACCTATGGAAGAATTAGGAGTTCATTTAGATATTCCTCTTCTAGAAAAAACCAAAGATCAAATTATAAAAGACTTAGAAGAGAATAAAAACATAGTAATAAAAAGTATTTTAGCAATTCCTGAAGCTAAAGAATGGGTTGTCGATACTGCTTTAAGTACTTATAGACCTTCTAATAAAGGAACTTGGGCACAGAACTTAGTTACATTACATTCACTTCCTCTTCCTAGAAGTGCTAGTGGAAAATATTCCTTAACTAAAAAAGCTATTGAGGAACTAGAAGAGAGTAACATAAAACAGTTTTTACTAACTGGAGATTTAAACCTACTAGATCAAATGGAGATTGTTAGAATCTCAATGTCAATGTGGAAAGAAGAAAATGAAGGTCAATATCTAAATATTCAATCTAAAAAGCATTTAGGAGAGATTGCATTTAAGTATATGGGAATTAAACCACTTACTCAAACTAAAAAAGGTCAAGATCAATTCGATATGGATATGTTAGAGGAACTAGCAAAAACATATGAATGGGCTGAGAATCTCCGTATCTACAATAAGCTTTTGAAGATTAAATCAACCTATATAGATAGGTTTTTAGATAATCAAGAAGATGGTAAATATTATTTTTACTTTAAACAAAACGGTACAGTATCAGGAAGATACGGTTCAGATGCCCAGCAACTACCTAAACCAAAAGAAGAAGGAGAAGATGCACCAATTATTGTTCACTATACAAATATGGTTAGAGCATTTCTTACATCAGGTCCTGGAAGAAAGATTATTGATGCCGATTACGAATCTCTAGAACCTCACTGTTTTGCTTCTGTATCAGGAGATATTAGGTTACAGGAAATATTTAACAATGGATGGGATTTTTACTCTACAGTTGCTATTCAAACAGAAAAACTCCAAGGAGTTTCTCCGGATAAAAAAGCAGATAATTATTTAAAGAAAATAAATCCAGTTAAAAGAAATCAAGCAAAATCCTATTCATTAGGAATTGCTTACGGAATGGAAGCATATGCTTTAGGAAAAACCTTAGATATAACTCAAAAAGAAGCTGAAAAGCTTGTAGAAGGTTATTTGAATGGATTTCCACAGTTAAAAGAGTGGAGAATTAATTCTAGGAATCAAGTAAAGACTCATGGATTTATTACAAATAAAGTAGGTCGAATTAGGCACTTACCTAAAGTAAAACAAATTTTTCAAAAGTATGGAGATCAATTAATGGATTGGAGATTCAGAAAAGAATTAGAAGAGAGATATGGAAAGGATGCTGTAATGCAATTGTATAGAGATTATCGAAATGGATTAAATAACTGTCTTAACTACCAGTTACAATCTTTAGCAGCTGCGGTTGTAAATAGAGCTGCAATTCAAATTAATAGAAAGTTAAAAGAATTACAAGTAGATGGTAGAGTACAAGCACAAGTACATGACCAGTTAATTATAAATGTACCTGAAGATAAAGCATATGAATTAGCTCCAATCATTCAAGAGATAATGGAAAGTACAACTAAGCTTGAAGGAGTTACATTAAAAGCTCCACCGGAGATAGCAAAAAATTGGAGAGATGGTCATTAATTGTTTATCTATTTTATAAAAAAGTTGACTATTTATATATGTAGTGTAGGAGCTACATAATTGAAAAAAATATCAACTAAAGCTATAGGCAAGTAGAGTCTCCTACCTCGAAAGCCATAGCTTTTTTAATATGGTAGGAATTTATAAAATTACAAATCCAAAGGGAAGAGTTTATATAGGACAAGCAGTTTGCATTGAAAAAAGAAAAAAGTCTTATGAAAAACTTAAATGCAAAGGACAACCTAGACTCTACGCCTCACTAGTAAAATACGGCTTTTCTAAGCATACCTTTGAAGTCATAGAAGAATGTAAAGTGGAGGAGTTAAACGAAAAAGAGAGGTACTGGCAGGATTTTTATGATGTACTTTCTAAAGAAGGTTTAAATTGCAAGTTGACAAAAACTACAGATCGGTCCGGTAAACACTCCCAGGAAACAGTGTATAAGCAATCGGATAGGTTAAAGAGGTTTTATAGGACACAAAAAGGCTTAGACACACTAAAGAGAAGAGGTCAGAATGCAAACTACAACAATATAAACTACGCTTCTTTTCAAGATAGGAGAATATCTAATATTGATTTCATAAAAAGAACAGCTAATACAGATTATGCTTCTTTTCAAGATAGGAGAGTATCTAATACAGATTATAAAGCAATAGCAGAGAAGAAGAAAAAACCTATCTTACAATTTACAAAAGACGGAACTTTTGTTAGAGAGTGGTTATCGATTAAAGAAGCTGGAGAAGTGTTAGGTATTAACAGCAGTAGTATAACAAACTGCGCAAAAGGTCGGATAAGTTCTACTGGAGGCTTTATATGGAAATATAGAGATTAGTAGTTGGTTTGTAGAAAAAAAAGTATTATATTAATATTATATAAAATAAATTAAATTAAGTTTATGTCAAAGACGTTACAAGCAAACAATGACAGGGTAATCATTAAACCTGTCGAATCTGGTGAAGAAATGTACGGAAGTATCATTATACCAGATATGGGTAAAGAAAGACCAGAAATGGGACAAGTTATTTCAGTAGGTCCAGGACGACAATCAGAGTTCGGTTCATGGATAGAAGTAAAAGCTAAAGTAGGTGATATTGTATTAGTTCCTAAAATTGGTTCAATGAGAGTTGACTTTGAAGGACAGGAATATTTTATTACTTCGGATCGGGAAATCCTTGCAACAATTTTAGAATCACAAAATTAATTATGGAAAAAAACATTAGTTACGGAAAAGAAGCAAGACAAAGTCTACGCTCAGGAGTAGATCAATTAGCAGATGCAGTAGTATGTACATTAGGTCCTTCGGGAAGAAATGTATTTATTCATCGTAAAGGTGAAAATCCAATTTCAACAAAAGATGGTGTTACAGTAGCAAAAGAAATTGAATTAGAAAATTTAATTGAAAATACTGGAGCACAAGCTGTAAAGCAGGTAGCAATTAAATCAGCAACTTTAGCTGGTGATGGAACAACAACAGCAACATTACTTGCAAGAGAAATTTATGTACAGGGTATTGAAGAGCTAGAAAATTCAAATGCAGTTGAAATTAAAAGAGGAATTGATGTTGCAGTAAAAGAAGTTATCAAGTATCTTCAAAGTGATTATTCAAAAGATATTACACAAGAAGATCAACTTAAACACATTGCAACCATCTCAGGTAATAATGATGTTGAAGTAGGTAACTTAATTGCAACAGCAATGGATAAAGTAGGTAGAGATGGATTAATTACTATCGAAGAATCTAAAACAGGAGAAACATACTTAGAGACAGTAGAAGGTATGCAGTTTAATAGAGGAATGAAATCTCCTTATTTCACTACAGATAATGCTACAATGACAGCAGTATTGAATGATCCATTAATTCTTATTACAGATAAGAGATTATCTACCTTAAAAGAATTACTTCCACTACTAGAATCTGTATCACAACAAAACAAATCACTACTTATCATTGCAGAAGATATTGATGCAGAAGTTTTATCTACATTAGTAGTAAATAAAATGAGAGGTATATTAAATGTAGTAGCGGTTAAAGCTCCTGAATTTGGAGATAGAAAAAAAGCAATGCTTGAAGATATTGCAACTCTAACTGGAGGTAAAGTAGTAGCGACTGAAAAAGGAATGAAGTTAGATCATTTTGACAAAGCTTGGTTTGGTAAAGCAAGAAAAGTTGTTGTAGGAAAAGATGACACAACAATTATTGATGGAAAAGGAGAAGATGAAGCAATTACTTCTCGTATCGAAGATATAAAAGCTCAAATCGATAATACAGTTTCACCTTACGAAAAAGAAATTCTACAAGATAGATTAGCAAAAATCATAGGAGGAGTAGCAATTATTCATGTAGGAGGTCATACTGAAGTTGAAATGAGAGAAAAGAAAGATAGAGTGGATGATGCTCTTCATGCAACACAAGCAGCTTTACAAGAAGGTTACTTACCAGGTGGAGGTGTAGCATTGTTACAAGCATCGCAACATTTACTAAATATTCTACAAGGAGATTTAACATCACATCCGGATCAAGAAAAAGGAATTAACATTGTAATTAAAGCAATTCAAAAACCTTTTGAACAAATCCTTCTTAATGCAGGAGAAGATCAAGAGGTGATTGATGAAAGAAAAAACCATATAGCAGGTAGTGATAAGTGGAAAGGATTCAATCCAAGAATAGGGCAATATGTTAATATGCTTGAAGAAGGGATTATTGATCCAACTAAAGTAACAAGATTGGCTTTAGAAAATGCAGCATCAGTAGCAGGAACAATGTTAATTACAGAGTGTGTAATTACAGATACAAAAAAGAAAGATGAACCAAATGCAGGAGTAGATCCTAGCATGTTTATGTAATATTAACTATAAAATAAATAAAATGAACAAACAAGAGTTATTTAAAAAGATTGACGGGTTGTACCAAGAATTTGCAGCACAACACAATGGAACAACTAAAAAGTCACAAGCCAATGCAAGAAAAGCAATTGGAGAGATTAAAAAATTAATCACAGAGTATAAAAAAGCTTCAACACAAGAAGGTAAGGTAAAGTAGTATATAAACATGATAACAACATTAGCACAAGTAGTTTTACTTATATTAGGTATCATTATAGTAGCATACCAGGTTACTAAATATGCAACTAAAGACCATCCTGCATTTGACGATGAACCTCAATACACACAGGATGAATTAGCTAACATTAAAGCAGCTGAATTACAATATAGCCAAAGTTTTAATGATGTTAAAACAGCATCTGAACTTGATATAGTTGAACCGGAAGTTCTAACAAAGGTTGTTGAAACAGCAAAAGTATTTCCACCAGATGCAACTATCAACGTTGAGGAAGTAAAGCCAGTAAAGAAAAAAAGAAAGTACTACCGTAAAACCAAAAAATAATGTCAGATTCAATTGCTAAGTATCACGAGTTACTAGAACAAAAACAAGGTACACAAAGTAAATCACAACACCAACAGAGTGTTGATAGTATTATTGAGATTCTACAAGCAGCAAAAAGAGCAAGACTAAGAAAGGATTTGTTACGTCAGGTAGTAAAAATTTCAAACCAAGGACCAAATCTACCTCCAGCTACTGTATTTCAAATAGCAGCAGATGTAGTTAAGGTTGATGAATTATGTAATCTAAATAAATAATAAATGCAAAATCCTCAAATTAATTTGTCAATAGGACAAACGCAACCAGTTCAATGTGATGAGTGTAACTACAACATCTTTGATCAAGGACTAATTATAAGAAAAGCATCTGGACTATTAACAGGAACAGGACAACCATCTTACATGCCAATCCCAGTATTTACTTGTAAATCATGTGGACATGTAAATGTAGAGTTTCTACCAAAGGAACTTAGAGAAGTAACAGAGAAAGAGGCTTAGGCCTCTTTTTTACTATAGTAGTATTTATGTATAGGTTATAAATTTTAACACTATTTATACATAAATAAAACACAATAACGACATGGTAAATATTAAATCAAACGTTAGTATTACATCAACCTCTTTCTTTCCAACCAATGCTAGTATAGTAACTAACATTACAGAACAGTTCACAGGAGATGCAGACTTTCAATCAATAACAGTTGCTGCAGATGGTACTGCAGTAGTATTTCAACCTTCGGGAATAGGTAGTATACCTAGTACTACGTTCTTATATGTTCAATCTCCTGCAACAAATGTGAGTGGATTTGCAATAAACTTAGTTGGTGTAGCACAATCACCAATACTACTTGCAACCCTATTGCCAAAAGACTTTTTATGTTTTCCATTAGCAGTGACATCTCAAAGTGTTGCAGTTCATGCATTG